CTGAAGCAGTGAAGAAGCTGTATGGACTAGCATCTCTTCGTAAGCAGGAGTTGAATCCCCTACTTCGGCTATCTTGGATTTGTGAAGATCGAACATGGTCACCACTTGTCCGTCGATGGCTAATTGGATGCCCAGCCGCCAGTCTTCCCAATCGGTACCTTGACGAAGGATTTCTACTTGATGTCCCCGAACGCGCATCTCGATGCCACGGTAACAGGGAATTAGAGGCAGGAGTTTTATGGGCGCGGAAGTCGCGCAGATCGCGCTTGTACTTCGGTAACTAATCGGGAAGACGAATCCACCAGCGCCCCTGCGGATCTTGGTAGGTGGCGACTGCGAATACGATAATCTCGCCGTCACGGCACATCTCTTGGATGCGGCGCACGGAGCGACGATAGAGTTTGGCAAACTCCTTCACGTTCACCCAGCGAGCAGTGGGATCAAGCATCCAAGGAGGAGTCGCGGCGGACAGCTGTGGAGTAACGTCTACGCTCATCGAGCAACCGCACCTTTCTTGCGTTTTTGGTGCAGTCTTTTATGACATTTAGGACACAGCCAATCAACCTGCAATGGCTTCGTATAATCTTCATGATGAGCGGTGATAAACCCAACGACAAAGCAAGAAGAACAGGTATTTGGCTTGACTACTCTACCGGATCGAAGCTCATTGTTGAGTTTGCTTCGACATATCCTCTTTAAACTGTAGTCGGGATCATTTATTTTTAACCTTTCTGTCACCCCTTTCACTATGATTCTCATACGATCCGGATGAGACTTACGCCATGAACTTTCCATCTCCCTAACTCTTTCCGGATTCGCTAACTTCCATTTTACAATATAAGGCCTCATCTTATCTAAATAGGCACGCCATTCTTCAGGAGTGCAATCTCGTTTTAATTTATGGTGTGAACTCATTACTTAACTGAACGTCCCTTCTTAATTGTGGAAAGAACTCGCATTGCGTTTTCCTGATCCGCCTTCTCAGCAATCTCCTTGGCTCCCGGCCAGCCTAAAGTAGTCAGCAAGGTTTCATTATCAATTACACCAGCCTGCTTAAGCATAATGGCTGCCTTACGCAGATTCTTGGCGCTCAACACTTCAAGCGACCCCGGGTCGACCATAATGTTCCAGGAAGAATAGTCCTGGATGGGTTGCCATTCGGACATAGCAAACTCGCCCTCATCGAAAGTGGGGAACTTTAGGCCCCGACGCCCCCCAAAGAACTTGGCATAGAGGTAGAACACTAGCTCTGCTGCCTTCTGAGTAGAACGAGCAGACATGCGTGCGCGAAGCTTAGTAAGCTTCGAAGACTCGTCAATAGCCGATTCATAGAGTTCCACCGAAAGGTTTCCGGCTCCGGGCTGGCCACCCCGGGCACCGGCATAGCCCTGAATCTCAGCCTGCTTGACCAGGGCAAACTTGATGTATTCCAGGTAGCTGGCAGGGAAGGCATTGGGGGATACAAACTTGGGCTCCCCATGGTTCATGTTTACGACTTGAATTTCTCCGGGAAGTCCGCCGAATTTGTCGGCATCGAGACCAGAACCATCTGGTAGGAGCCAGATACCATTGTTGCAGCGATAGGCGTTCTCAAACGCCTGGGTAAGACTGCGTTCAGCAAACTCCTGCAAAGTACGCGTATAGCGAATCGGAGGAGGAGCCCAGAATCCTTCAAGTTTGGGAAGCCCCCAGTATGGGATAAACGGAAACTTTCGGTGTGGAGTTGGATTATCCCCGTCGTAGAGAACAACTCCGTCACCGTCAATGGTAAGTCTGCCATTGGGAAACCTCAGCTTGAATTTCGATGCGGAGAGGAATTGATCGCCTGATTTAGAGCCCGCTGATTCCTTGACCTTTTCTGGGGTGGGATCAAGGGTGTAGCAGAAACGCACGCTGACCAGACCAGTGGAAGGTACGCCCCGGGAAGCTGGGGCCCCGCCCATAGAAGTCAATGGCCCAAATGGCATCTGCATGGAAGGGGTCACACCGCCCACTGGAGTACGGGCAGAGGGCTTGGGAGAGATTCGGTAAGCTGTGTCTGGCCAACGTCTACGCACCGCGTCCAGCGTCATGGGACGGGTATAAACGGCGTACTCCCAGGAGTCGTCGAGTGATGTCGGATCGGGATCGAAGTCGTCAGGGTCAATAGCATCAAGCCATACACTTCCCCTGCCGTTATAGGCAAAGGGATCAATCCCTGCAGCCAGTATTCCGGTGCCTGCAAAGTTGGCCCAGAGCTGAGCCATCATGATGGAAAGCGAATACCATTCCTGCTTCCAGATACCACGATAGATGGACTCCCGCTTGATATCCCGCTTACCTTCTTCATCCGTGAGGTAGATAACTGGTGAGTTGTCGGTCAGCTCTGCCGTCTCTGACAGCATCTGCATCTGTAGTTCTGGGATATCCACGCGGGGACGGAATACCAGTGGACCGGTGCCCTGGGAGGCATCTAAGCTATAAAAATCTTTTACATTTCTGAACCAACTCTCCCCCAAAAGATCCCGTTTGGCATCCTTAGCAATACGCTGCAGAAGGTCAATTTGCTGGACTAATGTGGGACGCTCATCACTGCCACTGGGAGTAGCATTACGACTCCAGCTGGGACCGGTCATGATGGCAGAAGTGCTCATTGTGGCTTAGTCTCCGGGGAAAGCCATTCTTCCAGATACTCTGCTGGAGACTTGCCTGCGTCTCCCTGTTGCCCCTTTAAAAGTTCCTCCACATTCGCGGTAGCAGCGATCAGATCCTTGAGAGACACAATGGCGGGGCAGATAATTCCAGCATTCTCTGCCAGTGCAGTCTGAAGATACATCCAGGCAGATACCTTTTCCTGCTTACGCTTATGGGAGAATTCCCGGAAGATTTCTGCCAGTACCTGCTGGGGAGTCAATGCCTGGGCTCTTCCGGCTCCGGCATCCCGGCCACTGCTTCTGCTCCCTGGGCTCTCCATTGCCGCATCGCATCTGCCTGAACCCGCTTCTTGAGATCCTCCAGAATCTGGTCCTCGGTCATCACCCGGTGTTTTGAGGGATCGGACGAGGGAGACGATTGCTTCGGGATCGAAGTGCTTGTGGTCCATCCGGAGCCTCGGACTGGGGCTATGACTAGGGCCGGAGAGCCAGCCCGCAGAACACACTGCTGAGCAGAAATATCCCAGTCCACGAGAAGTGTACCACCGCTGTCCAGCTTCTCCAGTGATTGCGCACTGAGGCGGAGTTCTCCACCGGTCTGCTCGATGAGGGCCAGAAGGAGAAGTGTCAGGTAGGACTCACGGGAAAGGGCTCCCTGCGTGCGAGGAAAGGAGTTCATGATCATGGCTTTCTCCTCCAACAATGCCTACACACGTACCAGTTTTTCAGTTTAATCCAGCGATGCCGCTTGCGTTTGCGGGAACAGTGCATCATTGTCTCCTCGCCTTCTTGTCAACCACAAGCAGGTACTGATAAGGAGACCTGCCACACAACACAGCAGTTCCACGAAATTCCGCCCATAAATCGCTGATGTGTCCGCGAGGCTCACGATGATATATCGCAACGATTACTTTCCATAGCTTGTTCATCGCCAGCCCTTGGCTTTCTGCTCTTGCTCGCGGTCATAGCGATCCCGGTCGCGGAGGAGCTGCTTGTAGACTCCGGCAGTCACTGAGCCCAAGTGCTCGAAGGTCATTTGCGGGTTTAACTTCTGGAGGGCCCGGGAGTCCTGGTCGGCGTCAGTGGAGAGTGAAGAAGTAGCTCCTTCAAGCTTTCTGGGATGCCACTCAGAGCGAGCCACGTTCGCCAGCATGTAGGCCATGAGCACATCGTCGTGACCGAAGGCGATCTCCCAGCGCTCCCAGGAGTCCTTGCGGGTGGCTACATCCATCTGGCGAACCACTTCTTCGTCTCTAACGGTACACATGCGATGAACGATAGATTCCCGGAAGGTGATCAGGAGGCGCTCTCGGGAACGGTAGGTAGTCTCCCAGCCGTAGCTGCCACCCCGCTTGCCTGCAGAGTAGCCGGGAGCAATTTTGTCGTCACGAGTGCCTCTCCACCTGTAAAGGTTGGGGTAATGGAAATAGTCACGGAGACGCATCTGGCACCAGAGTCCCAAGTTCCCAGTGAGTTCAATGCAGAGCATCCCTCGGTTATAATAGTGTCCAATGTAATGGCAGAGTCGGGCCAGGTATTCTGGATCAACTCGTTGAGCATATCTAAGAACTTGATTACCTGTTTCTCCGTCAAGGCCCACGATAGCCGCAAAGTCGCCTTCATCTTTACCTCGCGCTGCATCTACCCCGAAGTAGTACCGGTGGTCTTTGATGGGAGGTTCCCACTGTAGGACTGGGCTAACGTCATTTGGCTTGCAGTAGATATGGCTGGAGCTGGTGCCGGAGGATACCTCGCCTGCAATCTCTACCTTCTTATAGGGCTGAATGGAGTTGCGGGCAATGGACATCTCTTCCCGGGTAAATGCAGGTTCCCCAGTCGAGATGAAGGCCACATCTGGGGTGACCGGGAATTCCTGGTCAAAGATCTCGACATACCCCCGGCAGGCGGGTGAGTCGATGGTCATGCGCCGCCAGGCGATCTGCTGAGGAGTAGCCCTGATCAGCCTACCGTCAATATTGATACCCTCGATCATGAGCAGGCGCTCGTCGTCATCTTTGGGGGCATCAGGGACAGGATGGTCATAGTCCACGCAGGTGGGATCAATTAGCCAAGATAAGAATATGGCGGTGAACTCGGTGTCGCCCCGGACGCTGGCGTTCCAGAACTCATAGAAGACTTCTCCAATTCCGGTGCGACCATTGGCAGTAGTTTCTACCAAGATGATGGTATCTGCAGCTCGGGGAACGGTGGGGAGTAGAGCAGCAAAGGTGCCTGAGCCCGGGTAGAACGCCGCTTCTGAATTCGCCACTGCTCCAATTGGAGTTTCAAAACTATGATCTGGATGACTGACTTCTATATCCCAAATCTTCTCAGCTGAATCAGGGGTTACGCTGCGCACCCTAGTCCATACCCACCCTCCATTGAGACGATACTTAAGAGAACGAGTATGAAACTTTTCTTTCTCCTTGGGAACGTAGATATTGTTGATTCCGATTTCCTGACGCAAACGGATAGCGCATAATCCATTTACCGATAGAACCCAAGCATCTTGTACCGTCCATCCCCTCTCATCTTTCTTGGGAGGTCTCTTTGCTATACCTCCCCAACCCCACCCCAAAGAGGCCAACAGATGGCGCATCTGATATAGCATTCTCGGACATACACTGGTAGCAGACACGGAAGGATTCTTATAGATACCATTATCCTGAATTCCCTTGGATCCATCTCCCGTAAAATATCCAGTCACTAAGCCTCGAACAAAATCTGAGTTAGTGTCAAATACCCAGTCAGGCACCCTCTTTTCGCTACAAGTACCAAGTTCCTGCTCGACCCATCGAGCCAAGGAACTACCATAGACTGTAGTAATGCCAGTGTTAGTTCCGGCGCGTACTTTAGAGTAAAAAGAGGAGGAATACTTCTCTACACAATGCGCTGCACGACTGGCATAAGAAAATTCCTCAATATGATGTGCAAATGACACCTGTGAAGCTTTTCCGTGATTTCTTCCTAAATACCCTTCTGCTAAGTAGTATCCACAGAAGTAGCCAAATCCCCAGCCTAGT